CGTTTCAACACCAGCGTCTGGCTTGGGTGATGTTGTAATTGAAAATGTGAATATTACTTGTTTATCGGGTAATGGAGGAGTTGGTGATGCAGGAAATAACGCATCTCTATATGATCTAGCTGAAAGAGTGGATGGTTTTTATAGGTATCAAACAATACCAATACATAAATCAAATCTATTCTCCGTTAGGATAAATAACTCAAGACTTAACAGAGATGAAACATTAGGTGAAGTTGAAAAACAAAATATTAAGAAAAGTGTTACAAATGTTGTTAGAAATATAATCGATAAGATAACACCAGTACATACACAGCTTCTAGGTATAGAATTTACGGGAGAATAAATAGATGTCATTACCATATACAAAAACAGTAGACATTAACATACATGAAGGTGAGTTTAAACAAGCCACAACCATCAATCGTATTTTTAATAGGCTATTGTCAAATGACCAATATTTAGAAAATGAGGTAAAGACAACGGCCATAACGGCTCAGCAAATAAGATTTACACCTGTTTCTGCTATTAAACATTTGTACGATAGAAGTTATAATCACACGCTATCCACAATTCAGGGGTCAGGAACTGTTTGGGGTATAAATCAGTATTTAACTTTGTCGGCACCGATAGCTGATATAAAACTTGACGGTACGGGAGCTGATAATAAGTTTGTAACATTATCCGCACATAGATCCTTTGTGGAGGGTTTTAGAGAAAGTTTTATTGAAATAGATTTAACTACATGTAGACAAGATTCCTTAAATCCTTACGCTAGTAGACCAGTAGTAAAAGGTACTCAAATATATCCTAAGTATCCTTCTCCAGAGACTATTGCGTCTGATGCCAGAAATTTTGTAACTAAAACTTTTGTACCACCAGCTAATACATATATAGTTGTTTTATTTTATACTCAATTTGATGGAACTAGACCTAACAATAGAAATGGTGACTATCAAGGTCGAATTGATTTTTACGGAAATGCAGGAATTATTAGTGTAACTGATAGGGAACCTCCTAAATTAGCAAGATACCTTTATAGAAAAGGATCCGGCACTACAAACTGGCAGTTTATTAGAAGTTCCGTAGCCGGTGACGCATCACGACCTAGAATTTTTCCGGACTCTTTAGGATAGGAGAATATAGAAAATGGCATTACCATATAGAGAAAAAGAAGATGTTAATATATTCATGAATGAATATAACGAGAAACTAAATAAAAATAGATGTATATCTAGACTTATTGAAAATGATAATTATTTAAATGATATACTTGAATATAATGTAACTCGTGCAACATCACTAAAAGTTGAGTTGAATACTAGTGTATATGAAAAAGTACAACCATCCGGTACAGACCTAGGAGAAAATGCGGCCATATCTCCTGGTATGGTTCCTAGATTAGCAGGAACGGAAGAAGAGTCTTTAAGTGCCTACAGTACAACTGTGTATGACCATCATCATAGAAGATACTTAACACCTGATGTTATGGCTAGAAATTTTTCCGATGATGGAATTAGTATACATAAAGAAATGACTATTGATGTTGTTCATGTTGGTAGAATTACAAATTCAAGCTCGATAAATAGTGCTATGGATGAAATAGGAAATCCAAAATTAGGTGATGGTTTTCAGGTAACTGTTGTTCATAGATCAAGATCAAAACAAGGAGCTAATGGGAATACTGTTAGTGATATAATTAGATCGTACTTTGTGTTTGAGAGATTTCAACCTAGATATATAGGAAGCAGATACGCATACATATATGGAGGAGTTTGGAGAGTTTAATATGTCTTTACCTTATAAAACAAACAATATAAATGCAGATGAGTTCAATCAGGATTTGAATATGAATAAGTATTTCAATAACATGATTTTAAATGATCAGTTTATTGAAGCTAAAGTAAACATTTTAAAAGACCCTACAAAAACATCAAAAGAAAAATTATTTAATTTAAAAGTAGCAAATAGACAAGAAGTTCAAAATACAGGTATTTTTAATAAAGGTATTAAGCCTGTAGACGTATTTGCTTTGTCAGCTAGTAACGATGATGTTTATGAAGCAGACGGCTCTCTAAAAGTTGGTGTAGATAATAGATTTCTAACACCTGGTGTTTATGGAACTTTTGTTGGTAATAATTTATCAAGAAGTAGGATGATAGACTTATCAATGACTTTTGGTCCTGCTAATGGTTTTCAGGATAGTAACTTCAGAAACAGAAAAGCTTGGCATGTAGGTACAAATAATGAAAGGGATTATTTTCTTAGTTATGGTTTTATTTTAGATAAAGCCCTTGAAGTTGCACCTACATTAAGTGGTGACATCCGAGGAACAATGTTGTATGTTAGATATGCCTTCAGAGCCAAAGTTTACTCTTATAAAGAAGGTATAACTAAAAAAGATAAAAACAAAAGATATTATAACTATGACTGGATGAGTCAGCATACATACAAACGAGTTGATGGTCCTAACGGTCTCTACTGGAAAGCAATTAGACGAAGAAGATGCTCTGACTGGCAAGCTGGTAATAATAATGGTCTAGGTATTATAACAGATTATTAGTAAATACCAATATGAACGATTTTATAGATACAGAGTTTATAAACCAATTACTAGGTTTGTCTTCATATCAAATTTTAATAATTGTGGTATTAGTTGGTCTTTTATCTTTCTCAAAAGAAATAGGCCAGAGAATAGCTAAAGGTGAAATATATTGTCCAAAAAAAGCGGCCGGACTTAGAAAATTAAAATCACACCCACTCTTTAAAGATTTGATTACATGGAGAGAGGTAACTATAAAAAACGTGAATTATGAGGGTGAATTAAGAAGAAAGCTGTTCACAGATATGCTTGACATTAAGCTTGATTGCCTATATAATGAAATTGTAGAGACCATATCAAAAAACGATTATTTTGACTCTTCCTTAGAAGACTTTAGATCAACATGGATGTCATTTCAACCTAGGGTTAGACTATGCTGGAGACAATCCTGTGAAGAAGAGGGTATATTTGGTGATATACTTAGAAGAATGGATAATATATATGAAGAAAAAGCTGATGTGATACAACAACTCATAAAAAGTGTATGTAGAGATACGAGTAAAAAGACAGTTTTTGATAAAACAATGACTATTCTAGACATACACAGAGCAGTATATTATTCTCTATTAGAAAACACACTTTCGGATATTCTTAAAGACATAAACGGTGAGTTGGATAAAAGAACATACAAGGGATACTCTTGTAAAGATTAGTTTTTGTATAAATAGGATTAGTAGTAAAAAAATAAAGGAGTAATCATGATTGCATTTATTATTGGTTTAGTCGTTGGTATTGTAGCGGGAGCTTTGATTGCTCGAAACAATATCAAGAAGCTGAATAAAATTGTAGCAGAAGCAGAAGAAGCGGCCGCTACTATTGATGCGAAGATAGATGAACTTCCAGCTAAATGGAAGAAGCATCTTGGCAAGGACTAACAACTTAGTAAGACTCTAGCGAGTGTCTATAAATACTCGCTAACATTTTTTAATAATAGGAGACGGAGAATATGCCAGTAGAAATTTTAGCAATGTTGGGTGGTTCACTTTCAGGATTCATTATGAAGCTAATAGCCAGTCAGGCACAGGCACAACAAAATCAATTAGAAATGATGCTAAAAAAGCAAGCTGTTGCAGACGACTCAGCAGATAGAGCGGCCAAACGAGATGGTAGAGCAGGACAGGTAGTAAGAAGAACTATCGCCTTGTGTACCTTATTCGCTGTTATCTTCGCACCATTTATTATGGCGTTTTTCAACGAACCGATCACAATAGAAGCAAACAAATCCGGTGGATTATTTGGACTCCTGTTTGGAAATTTTTTCAGTAAAGATAATGGTTGGATTGAATTGAACGGATATGTTCTTCTTCCAGAAGTCCGACAAACCATGCTGGCACTAGTAGGATTTTATTTTGGAAGCTCACAAGTTAAATAATATATGACAGCATATAACGGTGACAAGTATGGTAGAACTATTTGGATAAACCCAAAAGGTGAAATTATTGATATATCTTTGGGATTCGGAGAAGTAGGTATTCACTTCAACTGGATTAAAGATAGATACGAATCACTCTTTGACTGTGATATAAGAGACGAAAACGATCCAGAGATAAAACCAATGATAGAAGGTTGGATAAAGATAAGAAATCACGAAAATAACTTCTATGTAGAAGGTGTGAAAGAATACATAAAGAAAAACGGAAGAACAATCTTTAAAATACTCGATGAGAAGGTGATGAAAGGTGAATCGTTTATCACACAGATAGATTTATTTAATTTCGAAAATGATTCTCATTGGGTTGACTGTAATTGGTATGACATACCAGATCAAGAATCAC